GTACTGCTATTGCACCTGGCTTTGGAACTATTTTAGGTGGAGCTTTAGGCGCTGGATTTGGATCAGGTGCAGGTCAAGGTGTTGAAGAAATAATAGAAGGTCTTGCTGGTGTGTCTAAACAATCAGCAGCCTCAATTGCAGGAGACATAGGAACAGAAGCAGCTATAGGATTTGTTGGTGATCTGACATTTGGTGTGGCTGGTGCTTTGTTTAAAACTGCTAAAGGCATGACTTATGGATTAAAAGAACTGCCACCGCAAGAAGCAAAAGCGGCAGCAGAGTCAATAGGATTAAAAGTACCTGTAAAAGATCCTGCGGGAGAGCCATTAAAAGTATTAGATGAATTAGGAAAGCCTGTTAAAAATGCAGATGGCACAGATAAAATGTTGTTAGATGCTCAAGGTAATCCCGTAATAGGAAGATATGAAGATGCTGGATTAAAGCCAAGTTTAGCGGCTATCGGAGCATCAGGTATTATATCAAGAAAAGAAAAGATTATTGAAAAAGTTATAGGTCCTACTCAAAAACAACAAGAAAACTATCAAAATATGTTAAAACATATTAACTATTTTAAAGGTTTAACTGGAGATGCTGGGGAAACATCCGCAGAAGAAGTAGGAGAAATATTAGCTAAAGGTGTCCAAGAAGAAGGAGCAATATTAAATACTGTTACTCAGGACGCTCAAAAAAGTGTATTGGAAACTTTAGATGGAATTGTTAATACTTTTGGCAAAGCTACAACAAAAGATGTTCAATTAAATGATGAAATATTCGATATACTAAAAAAATCATCTGAATCATTTGATGACTTAAATACTACGTTATTTGCTAATATTGATGATGTTTTAGAAGACACAATTGGTGATGCTGCTTTTATAAATACAGCATTGTTAAAAGGATTAGCAAATAAATTACAAGCAAAAACATCTTCAGCAGCTATATTTGATGCTAATATTGGAGCGGCTAAATCAACATCAAAAGCTGGTGTTGCTAAAGCATTAGTAGATAGTATTAATAGTTTAGGTGAATATACAAGTTTTTCTCAATTATATAATTTAAGAAGTGCGATAGGTGATGCAGCCAGAGTTACTGGAACAAAAAATGGCGGTAGATTTTTACAAAAAGCACAACAAATTATAGACAGTAAATTAACCAGTAAAAATTTTAAAGCTGAATTAGCTGATTTTACTCAAAGAACAGGGAAACCTATAACTGGAGATTTAAGAACACGACTAGATGATGCGGCAAACAGTCTTGATAAATCAAGGGCTTTCTTTGCTAAAGGAACAGATTTGTTTGACACATTTGCAGATCATATAAATGTTAAATCATTAAATAAATTAATTATGGCTGGTAAAGACCCCAACGAAGATTTTGCTAAAAAACTAATAAGAGACGGAAATCCAAAACCATTACAAAGTGCTTTAAATGCAATCAAAGGAATGACACAAAGATCTGCTGATGATGTGTCTCAAGAAGCTGGATTAGGTATAAAAAGAGCTGAAAGATTAAGAGGTAGGTTAGCTAATAGTTGGATAAGAGAAGCAATGGATGATGCCACTGGTAAAGTTGTTGGTGGACTTCCAGATGATTTGGCTTTCTCTGGTGTTAAGTTTTCACAAGCTATAGATAATTTAGGAGCGACTGCTGATACTTTATTTGGAAGTCAGGCAGGTGCAGTAAAGGCACTAGCTAAACAATTAAGAATGACATCTAACTCAAAAATGACTCCTGAAGCCGTAAAAAAAGCAATTGATGAAGGTGCGCCTAAAGATTTAGTAGATGCTTTACGAGAAGTAAATATAGCTCAAAGACAACTAACACAGTTTGAAAACAACTCTGCTTTAAAAGCATTGAACAATGAAAGTATAACACCACTAATAGCATCAGAAACATTAGCGAAACCTAGTGCTAAAGCTGAATCTGTTGAAGCTGTTATGAAGTTTTTTAAAGATAGAGCTGATAGAGCTGTAGGCAAAGATCCAGCATTATTAACAAAAGCTCAAGAAGACCTGGCTAAAATGCAAAACTTTTATATGAACAATGTATTAAAAGATTTTGGTGGTGATGCTTTTATTGATGGGTCTTCTATGAAGGCTTTTGCTAAAAGTTTTAATGAAGGTGGAGCAAACGGTAAGTTTCGTTCTGTATTTGGAGAAGAAACTGGTCTGCAATTAGAACAGTTTGGTAGAGCATTAAATACTTTAACTAAACAAGCTCAAGGTGGTGATCTTATAGCTGCTAACATTGCATCTGCACCTTTTCAGAATATAGGCAAATTAGCTAACTTTAGCATTGTAGGTAGGTTTCTTTTAAACAAACCTTATTTCAGTAGATTTATGAATGATTATAAAAGACAAGCTGCTGGTCAAAAAGATCTTAGCAAAGCTAAATTGTTCTTGAGCATGTTTACTGAAGCAATGGCTCAATTTAGCGCACAAGCACCTGGTCAATTGATGCAAGAAGCTGTAAATGAGGGTACAAAACAATTATCGGCTGTTGCTGATAATGCTGGATTAACTTCAGAATTACAAAATTTAAGGTCAAGTTTGGAAAAAGGCGTTAACCAAAACCGAACAAATGTTCGGAATCAAACACCAGCAGGTACAGGAATGAACGTACAACCTGCATCAACTAATACAGGAATTGGAGCTATAGACGTTACTGATCCAAGTACAGCGTTAGCTTTAGGACTAAGCCCATCAATGCAAGCAATAGCCAGTAGGAATCAAACAGCATGAACATAGATGAGTTAAGAGAAGAATTAAAAGAAGATGAAGGTTGTAAGTACGAAATTTACTTAGATCATTTAGGTTTGCCCACATTTGGAATAGGTCATTTAGTTACTGAATGGGATGAAGAGTATGAAAAGCCAGTAGGTACACCAGTATCAGAAGAAAGAGTTAATAACTGTTTTAAAGTGGATGTTGAAGGAACTATATCAGAGTGTCAAAAATTGTTTGATAACTTTGATAATTTGCCAGAAGAAGTACAAAAAATCTGTGCAAACATGATGTTCAATATGGGTCGTCCTCGTTTATCTGGTTTTAAAAAGTTTTGTGCCGCCATAGCTAATGAAGATTGGCTTGAATGTGCCGTGCAAATGGAAGATTCAAGATGGCATAAGCAAGTCACGAACCGTGCCAATCGTTTAATTAAAAGAATGGAAGCTATAGGTATAAAAGAACAAGTCGCTTAATTATTAAGTGTACCTAAACCTAAACGAGTAACATTGTCGTCTTCTTTAAATCTATTTGAATAATCTTTATCAACCCATATAGATATTTGTTGACGTACATTACGTCTTTCATCATCGCAAATACGTTTTAATTTATAATAAGTATCAGTATCTATACCAATGGACTTGAATTTTTTTGGATCTGCCATTACAATAACTCCCATGTATAACAATAATAAACGAATTATAACCCGAAAAGTTGGGAAACCCAACAAGTATTTCGCAAAAAAAACTGTAGCTATGGGTCTAAAATTTGATTCTAGGTGGGAAGCAGAGCGTTGGGGTCAACTTAAATCAATGGAAAGAGCTGGTGCAGTACAGCAATTAGACAGACAAATTAAATATGAATTAAATGTAAACGGTCAAAAGATATGTAATTATATTGCTGACTTTACATATTTATTAGTAGACGAAGATGGATCGTCAAGATTCATTGTTGAAGATGCTAAAGGCGTTCTCACGCCTGAGTTTAAGTTAAAGAAAAAACTTATGCTTGCCATACATAATATAGATATATTATTAACTTTTAAAAAAAAATGATAGAACAGGTATTGACTTTGTTGTAACTAGTGCTATATATGAAGTTCTAGCTTATTAACAAGGAGGTCAATTATGACAAAAGAGCGAGATGTCGCATTTCAGAGCTACTTTGAAATGGACACTAAGAATTTATTCCAACACAGGAATGAACTCAAACAAAGATATGATACAGCTAAGAAAGAATTGGCTTTAATCAATGAAGTCTTAGATGCTAAACATTATAATGATGCTCGTAATGAACTTGCGAGACAGAATAAAAATTTTGGTACAGTTACAATCCATACTCCTAACAGTAATTTACAAATGAAAATTAATGTTAAGAAGAAAGTTTCTTGGGATCAAGCTGGTCTTATGACTACACTTGATACTCAAATGGATGCAGAAGATGCAAGACATTATGGTAAGGTAAGTGTTACTATTGAGGAGCGTAAATATAACAACGCTCCACCAGCTATAAAAGCTCTCCTTGAGCCGCATAGAACTGTCGAGATAGCATCAACAACCTACGAACTTGAGGAGGTAGAATAATGGCATTGAATATAATTACAGCCGAACAACGTATGGCTGAGAAAAAAGGTCATAAGATTGTTGTGTGTGGTCAGAGTGGAGTGGGTAAAACCACTCTTGCTCGGACTTTAGATGCAGATACTACATTGTTCATGGACTTAGAGGCAGGTGATGCGGCTATCGAAGGGTGGCCCATAGACGTTATCCGCCCTAAGACATGGGCTGAATGTCGTGACTTTGCATGTTTTTTAGGTGGTGGCAATCCATCTTTGACTGACGATCAATCTTATAGCCAAGTGCATTATGATTATGTAGTGCAACAATATGGTGATCCCTCTGAAATGATGAAGAAATATGATACTATATTTATTGACAGTATTACTGTTGCTGGTAGATTATGTTTTCAGCATTGCATGGGTCAACCCGAAAATAGAACTAGAAACGGTACAATAGACACTCGTGCTGTTTATGGTATGCAAGGTCGTGAGATGATGTCATGGCTGACGCATTTACAACATATTCGTGAAAAGAATGTTATTTTTGTTGGTATTCTTGACGAAAAAGTTGACGATTATGGTCGCAAGCTATTTGAACTACAAATAGAAGGCGCAAAGACAGGTCGTGAACTGCCAGGTATTGTTGATGAAGTTATAACAATGGCAGTTATGACAGGTGACGAAACAACAGGCACATACCGTGCTTTTGTATGTCAGACTTTAAATGAGTGGGGTTATCCAGCAAAAGATAGATCGGGCAAACTCGATGTATTGGAAGAGCCACATTTAGGTAAACTTCTGACTAAAATGAGTGGCGGACAAAAGCAATCAGAAAGAGAGCTTACATTTGTTGATCCAGCCAAACAACCAACGTCTAGCAACGAAGGAGTAACTAATAATGCTTGACTTAAATAATATAACCCCTGATGAGGGTAATGACTTTTCTTTAATTCCACATGGAACTATTGCTCGTGCAATACTTTATATCAAACCACAGTTGGATGGTGTAAGGATTCCCGATTTAGCACAAGATGCTATATTTAGGCAATCAGCACATTCTTCAGCTAAATGGATTGAATGTGAATTTACCATTGTAGGTGGTGAGTTTGACAAACGTAAAGTTTGGCATAATATATTCTTTGATGGCGATAAGAAAAATCAAAATGGTGTTTCCGTATCAAAGGAAATAGGTCTTAGAACTCTTAGAGGTATTATTGATAGTGCCAAAGGGTTAAGTCCAAATGATGTTTCACCCGAAGCTAATGCTCTTAGACAAATACCAAGCCTTGAGGCAATTAATGGCATGGAGATTTGTATGAAGATTGCAGTTGAGAAAGGCACTAACGGTTACGATGACAAGAATAAAATGCTTGCACCTGTAACTTTAAATCAAGATGGTTATATAGGTAGCGGTAATACGTCAGCACCTATGCAACCGACTGTGCAAGCTCAACCACAAGTGCAACAGCCTCAAAATGGTGTAACTCCATCTTGGGCAAATAAATAGGTTTCTGCGAATCTAGCGGCAAGACTGACCTTCGTCTGCTAGAACTCGTTTGGGTAGCACGAGTGCCGTAAAGCTACCCTTTCATCATCTAGCAATGAGGGAATTATGATACTTAGACCGTACCAACAAGTAGCCGTAGATGATGCGTCTATCGCTCTTGATAAACACAAAAACACTATCGTTGTTGCTCCAACAGGAGCGGGTAAAACTATTATGTTGTCTGCATTAGTAGGCAAGAAATATAAAAAAGGCGATAGAGTATTAGTCATACAGCACAGAGATGAGCTTGTACGACAGAATGCACAGAAATTTTCCCGTGTTAATCCAAATATATCCACAAGTATAGTTGACGGATCAGAGAAAGATTGGTCTGGCGAAGCCATATTTAGTATGGTGCAGACGCTTTCAAGACCGAACAATTTGGATAACATGAAGCCTGTTGACATGGTTGTGATTGATGAAAGTCACCATGCAATAGCAGATACATATCAAAGAATTATTAACAGGGTCAAAGAAGCGAACAATTCTGTAGAGATAGTTGGCTTTACAGCGACTCCTAATCGTGGAGACAAAAAAGGTTTAAAGACTGTATTCAATAATTGTTCGCATCAAATTGAGATAGGAACACTTATTCGTGAGGGTTTTCTTGTACCGCCTAAAACATTTGTTATTGATGTAGGTGTTACAGATGATTTGCAAAATGTTCGCAGAACTGTGTCAGACTTTGACATGGGCGAAGTTGAACGAATTATGAACAAGAGAGCCATTAATGAGAAGATTGTAGATGAATGGAAAGACAAAGCGGGAGACAGAAAGACAGTTGTTTTTTGTTCTACAGTTGTTCATGCACAAGATGTATGTGATGAGTATCGTAGATCAAATGTTAGAGCCGAATTAGTTACTGGAGAAACTCCGTCAGAAGAACGTAAACAGATACTACATGATTTGGAACATGGAAATATACAAGTTGTTGTCAATGTCGCTGTGCTTACAGAGGGCTTTGATGCTCCACCTGTTAGTTGTATTGTTTTAACAAGACCATGTTCATACAAATCTACAATGGTACAGATGATTGGTCGTGGACTCCGAACAATAGATCCAGAAGAACATCCAGACATCATTAAAAAGGATTGTGTGGTTTTGGACTTTGGAACAAGTGTGCTTACACATGGATCATTAGATGAAGGCGTAAATCTTGAAGGAGCTGAAGCTCAAAGAGCTGGAGAAGCACCTGTTAAAGTATGTCCAGATTGTCAATCAGAAGTGCCATTGTCCTCTCGTGAATGTCCTATTTGTGGGCATGAGTTTGGAGCAGAAGGCAAGGAAGCATTAGAAGACTTTGTAATGACTGAAGTTGATCTCATGGACAGATCACCGTTTAGATGGATTGACTTGTTTAATAATGGAGTTTGTATGAGTGCGAGTGGTTTTAATGGTTTTGGTATGGTAGCACACTTAGATGACATATCTGTAGCCATTGTAAAGCGTACTGGAGGCAAGTTAAGGGTAGTTAGTGTTGGAACTAAGGAACAAGCCATAGCATCTGCTGATGACTTTCTAAGGAAGATTGAAGACAGTGATGCTGCTAAGAAAGGTAAAAGATGGTTAAATGAAGCTGTAACGCCAAAGCAATCGGAAATGTTGAGACGTTACGGTGTCGATGTTAAGCCAATAGATTTTAGTTGGAATAAATATAAAGCGGCTTGCTGGTTGAATTATGTTTGGAATAAAGATCAAATAGATAAAAGAATTATAATCATAGGAGAAAAAAATGCACCGAAGTGAAGCACTAAAAAAAGTAGATTTAATTATAAACGGACCTAGAGCTAAAACTCATGGCGATGCTACAGAAACTCATACATACATAGCTGAAATATGGAACATATTGTTAAGAAAAAAATTAAAAGAGCCTCTTGATATACATGATGTCTATAGAGCAATGATAGGCATTAAACAAATTAGAAACAGTCAGAATCCAAAGGTAGAGGATAATATGATTGATGTTATCGGGTATGCAGCACTAGCTATAGAGGCAAAAGATGGCAAGCATCAGAGTTGATTACACTTTATTTTTTGAGCATCCTGTAAGTAAAAAGGAAGGCAAGATGTTCGTTCCTATAGATCTTGATTGTGGTAAAGAAGAGCTTATGGAGTATATAAATAATGCCATTATGGATACTTGTAGCGAACTTGATAACATAGTCAGTGGTAAGGCAGTTGTTTATTATTTTGGAGCTACATTTGATTTACATTTTTACATTCAGGAGGATGATGAATGTCAGATAACCATCCATTAAAGAGGTTTGCTCGGATTTGTTCGGAAATAGGTTGGGATAAAAAATTGTGCGATTTGTCAGAAGACGAAGTTGTTGGTATAATATCTAACATACAATTATCGTCTAATGTAGACGAGTTTTACAACGGAGAATATATTGCTCGTATCCACTTTCAATACTCAGATAAATCATGGTCGGGAGGTGGCGATGCTCCCTTCTAAAGAAATAACACAATTAATATCAGATGCTATAGATCAAAGCATAGTCGATCAAAATAATAAAAGAACTAAACGAACTTACTTAGGTGGTTCATCTCTTGGCGAATCATGTTCCAGAAAAATACAATATAGATACATGGGTCACGAGGCTGATGAGGGTCGTGATTTTAGTGCAAATACTTTGAGAATCTTTCAGTTTGGACATGAAATAGAAGATTCTGTTGCACAATGGTTAAAAAATGCTAATTTTGATTTGCGTACAGAAGACAAAAAAGGCGAACAATTTGGTTTTTCTATCGCAGATGGGGAAATTAAAGGTCATATAGATGGTGTAATATGTGGAGGTCCTGTGGACATGGGGTATCCGTGTTTGTGGGAGAATAAGTCAGCCAATGATAAGAAGTTTAGAGAATTTATGATGAAAGGCGTAGCTAGAACTAATCCAGTTTACGCAGCTCAGATAGCTTTGTATCAGGCATACATGAACTTAACAGAGCATCCATGTTTATTTACAGTATTAAATAAGAACACAAGTCAGATATATTATGAACTTGTTCCCTTTGATAAAGTATTGGCGCAAGAGATTAGTGATAAGGCTGTGAATATTTTAGAAGCAACAAAAGCAAACGAAATTTTACCTAGAGTAGCATTCTCAAGAGACTTCTTTGACTGCAAATGGTGTGAGTTTCAAGATAGATGTTGGAGTTAAAATAGGCGACATGAAAGGTAGAGAAACAAACAAATGTCGCCTATAACTTCAGCCAACGAAGTAAGGATATAATAATGACTATAATAAGACTTGGCAATAAAAATCGTGAGATGAACTCACATGAATTAGTAGAACTAATTAGTCAAAAAGTACCACCAGAAGTGCAGATAAGTGAGCTTAGAAACACATATCCAAACGGAGTTATTCGTGGGGATCAATTCTCTATTGGTTCATTATCGGGAGAACCTGGTCAATCATTAAAAATAGATATAAATCCTAGATCACCATACTTTATGAAAGGTCAGGACTTTAACGGTGCGTCAGGTATTGGTGGTATCGTAAAGATATTGATGGAAGGTCGTGGCATGAGATTACCTGAAATCAAAGAATTGTTCGGAAACTATCTGGACGATTCTCCAAGTTTTGTAAGGGATCAGGAAGCTCCTCCGCCAATTATTAATCCATCTTTGCGTCAACAGATAACAATGAACACTCCATTTGACTCCGAACATTTGTATCTAAATGCAGATGGAGAAATACTTTGTATAGTCAGACGATATAATATGAGAGATGGTGCGGGTAATCCCGTCATGGATGATCACGGTAAACCTAAGAAAGAGTTTCGTCAGTTTACTGGTAATAATCCATATCCTAAGATGCCTGATGTAAGACCGTTATATAATATACCGAACATTTCTGCTTCAGATAAAGTTATATGGGTAGAAGGCGAGAAGTGTGCTGATGCTCTTAATGAACTAGGTTTTACAGCTACATGTACTATGGGCGGAGCGGGTATGTTATCTCGTAAGTCAGCCAGTCAATTTGATTTCTCACCGTTGCATGGCAAAGAGTTAACAATTTGGCCCGACAACGATACAGCGGGTAAAAAGGTCGCTGAGTTAATACAAGATTTAGCTATGAATGCGGGTGCTAGGTCAGTTACGATGTTAACTCCGCCAGCGGGTAAGCCTGAAAGATGGGATGCAGCGGATGCAATTGCAGAAAACTTTGATATTGGTAACTTTCTTAATACAAAGATAAAGCATGTAAAGAAAACAATTAACTTACTGGATGAAAGTTTATTAATTAAAAGGTTTCAGGGTCAAGCTCCTGAACAAAAGTTTTTAATCGGAGACACATTACCATTAGGTGTACCAATCATATTTTCAGCCGCTGGAGATGCGGGTAAAGGTATGATGACACTAGACTTAGCAATGAAGGTGTCTAGTGGTCAGCCCATGACAAGTGCTTTCGGGGATAATATTACAGAGTTTGGTAACACAATTATCTTTACAGCAGAGGATGATGAAGGTGAAATGCACAGGAGAATTGAGCGTTTAGACCCGAACAATTCTCGTTTTGACTATGAACATGAGATCAGGATTGTATCTCTTCCTAATGTTGGTGGTGTATTTCCAATACTTCAGGAAACTAGTGACGGATACAAGACCAGCATTGAATTTGAGAAGATATACGAACAAATCTTACAAATGAATAATTTAAAATTAATCGTGTTTGATCCATTAGCATCATTTGTTCATGCAGACGTAAATTCTGATCCAGCAGCAGGAGCTGCACTAACTGGTTTACTAGCACAAGTGGCTACAGAAACTGGAGCTTCTGTAATGATGTGTCACCATATGACAAAAATCAAAGATGATGTGGCAGTTGCATCTCCCGAACAAGCAAGGAATATGATTAGAGGTACTTCAGCACTAGTTGATGGTGTTCGTTGTGCGTTTGCTATATGGCAAGTGGATGAGGCTACTGGTCGTAGGCGTTGTCAGGATTTAGGTATTGAATACCAAAGAAACAGATGCTTTGATGGTGCAGTTGTTAAGTCAAATGGTCCTGCAAGGCGTGACATAAGGCATTTTGTTCGGGATATGTATTCTGGACTACTGGAAGACAAATCGGAAGACATATCAAGACTGCATTCTGGAAGTAATCGGGAGATAAAGAAAGATGCTTTATTTGCTTGGATTGCCACATGTGAGCGGGAAGGTAGAGCGTTAACACAGCAATCGGGAGCTGATGCCATTTTGCAACGTATGAGTGCAGATCCAGACGCACCAAGAACTTTGGATAACTGCACACAAAGAATGGTTGATGGAATTGTTCGGGAATTACTGGCAGAAGGCAGGATCGGGAAGTATTCATTTAGTAGGTCAGGTGGTCGTAAGTGGCTTGGAACTACAGATGGTGACATGAGCAGAGGAGAATATGAAGCATCAACAGCAACGGA